AGGATATCCTCTTCAGTATATTATTTTATATTAAGGAGTACCTTTATGGAACAGTTACCTAATTCAGATATTGACGATTTAGAAGATGAGTATGCTTACGAAGATGATTATTTAGTTAAGGCTATTATTGGTGTAGTGGTTAACCAAAATGGTTATTATATTTATTCTTTAAATGATAAGCTACCTATTAAGAACAAAGCTGATTTACAATACTTTAGAAAATTAACAGTAGGGCATCCTGTTATCATGGGTAGGAAAACGTGGGAAACATTAAAAGGCCCATTACCTAATCGAACTAATTATATCATTAGCCGTAAGAATTCAAAAGAGTTTCTCAATGAAGACCAAATGGTAGACCCATCCATTGTACATATTTACAATATCGACAATAAGAAGAAACTATTAAGAAACATTGCTGAACTACATGGTACAGATATCTGGATTATTGGTGGTGAAGAAATCTATAAGGAGTTTATAGATGAGATTAATGAGTTTCACTTATGTCGTCAAAAAGAAGTGATTCAAACGACTAAAGACGACGATATTAAAATTCTAAATACAGGAGAAACTATTTTAAGATTTAATCAATATGTTGTTAAAGATATTCCTAATAGTAATGGTGAGTTAGAAGATGTTATTTATATTAGTGATGAATCTGCCCATATCTATTTTGAACGATACCATGAAGAATTAGAGAAAAACTGTAAATAAGATTAAACATATATTATTATACTGAAGAGGGTTTATTATCCTCTTCAGTATTTATATAAAGGAATTTAAAAATGGATAAATATATTATTCCCATTAACATTATTCACGTATTAAGTTTTCGTTTCACATTAGATGAAATTAATAAACTTAATAATTATTTTATTAATCATTTTGATTTCACTTTACGCGATGTATTTGTGTTTATGTTAGAAGATTTAGATATCTTTAAACTCGATAATGAAATCGAGTTAGTTAGTAACTTCATTACCAATACATTAAAAGTAACTGATGGAATTAATATTCATTATAGAGACATCAATGGAAATGAAACATATGTAGCTGAGTCTGTTTATCTGGATAATGATTTAGAAGAAAGTCTGATGGTTATTATTGAATGTATCATTAATTTTCTCTATTTCGTACCGAGAGACTTTGACTGTTACTTTGTAACTGTCGATTTAGATAAGCAACGTAATCCAAATATGGTGTTCTTAGAAATACGTGAGGATTAAAAATGAATTTAGACTTTAGTAATCTCTCTAGGATAGAGATGAGTGTTTATATTCGTGATATATACAATAGGGTTATTAATGCCATGGGTTACTCACCTATTGATTCATGTTATAATAATATGTTCGATGGTGTGTACGATGCTAATAAACAGTACTTCCCATTTGGTGTAGAAGAAATCATTGAGTTTATATTTATTACTATGTTAATTGATAAACGATCTTTAGAGGTATCTCAAATGCCTCTAACAGATGAAGTATTAGGACATTATATCAATTACTCTAGTTATACGACAATAGAAGCATTAACCCAGCAAATGGATGTTATAATCGAGGAATTAATAGAAAATGATGAGGTTAAAGAAGAGTGTGGTATGATAATAAATAAAGATGGGGTAGAGGTAGATTTATCTGTTTCTACTCCTGTGGAGATTATTGACTTTATTGCTTACTTTCTGTACTTCTTTAACCAATACTTTTACGCATCATTTCCAGATTTATCTCGTTATATTATCGAGAATGATAAAGGTAATATATCTATAGTTGTATCAAGTATTGAAACATATACAGATATATTCTATCGTCAAGAGAATCCCTCTCCTATTCTTGTTAATATTTTAGAGAATAATATGTTGTGTAACATTTATTTTGATTTTGATAATGGTGAATTGTATAATCTTAAAACCGGTCTTAATGACTTTGGGTATGGTTCAAACGACGTTGTGTATTCTGGAGATATCTCGTGGTAAAACATTTAATTAACATTGAAAGTCTCTATGGTTTCTCTGCTGATGAATTAGGTAAATTAATTTATAAGAAAGATACTAAAGAGGATATCCAATTTATCTTAGAGGTAGCTATTAGTGGTACTTATACTTTCAATAAAGCTTTAACTGTCGAAGATGCTGAATATTTAAGCGATGTTGCTTATAAGAAGTATTTAGATAGGATTAGTATTCAGAATACGGATGGTTTAGATGATTCTTACCTTTATTCGATGTATAAGGAAAACATACCTACTACTAATGGTGAACTATATATTAAAAATTTATTAAGGAATATATTTGCTGAGATTATCTGTAATGGAATGTTTGATGTGATTGGAACTATTGTAGTAGGATTTGAACAAGTTCTTAACCCTCAACTGACTTGGAATAAAACTAGAGTTATTCATTCAGGTATATTTGAGCTTAGTATTGAAGTAATAAATGTAAATTTGAGTTTAGTATCGGAGTAATAGATAATGGACAGAAACCTAGTTGAATTTCATTTTGGTATTCCTGTTGACTTTAGGATAGCTGCTAATTTAGTTATTGGGTACAGTAATCTTAAATTTAAACAAACCAATATCAATGCTGTCTACAAACTAAACTTTGATGTAATCATTAACGACTTTATTCGTAATCTATTTAATAGTCAAACTAGAATGATGAATCCTACATTTGAACATGATTTAGATAATCCTCATTTAGATGATTTATCTTACGAAATGACTTTATCTAGTTTACAAGCTTGTTTACTGAATACATTATACATGGATGAGCAAACAGCTTATACTATTTGTAGGCATATCGCTAATGGTTTATTTGAGTTATCCACATGGATATCTAAAGAAATAAACGATTTGAGATTCATTGAGATAAATAATAGAAATATTGGTTCTATCTCTATTCCTTATCAAGATTTGATTAAGTTTAATCTATCTGTATCGTATATTAGTGATAATGAAATAGTATTAACTGAAAATCCTCCTGGTTACGATTGTAATGCAGAATATGGTTTTTATCAAATGGCTGAAGTCATTTATAACTTACCTAATTAGATATATATACCACTACTACCAATCGGTAGTAGTGGTATAGTATCAATGTTGTTTATTTTTTTCTGCTTGAGCGGCGGATTCTTTTAATCCATTAACTAAATTATCAGTAGCAGTTGCTTCCATTCTCTTACGCTTGTCTACTGTCTCTCTTATCATCTTTTGCTCATGATAAGTTAAAGACATCCACTGTTGTAAATCCATGTTAGTAAACTTACCGATATCTAGTAAAATGAATTCTTCTATTGCTGTTTGTAACAAACTACCCTCACCATGAATAACATATGCTTTTTTCATGGCTACTGGGTATAGTGAGGAATGACATACCTTCTCCCCATTTTCTTTATTACTTGTCATTGGGTCTAAATTATAACAAGAATCGTGTAGCGACAATATCGAAAGTTTCTTCAATACATCGTCTTTAATAGGGTCTGCCTTACCAGAAGCAATAACAGTATTAAACTCTTCATTACCTCGGTTATGGCGTATCTCTTCTTCACCATAGTCTGTACCAGCAGTATCTTCCAGTATGTCGGAACGCTTAACAAAGTCGATACCAAACAACGGGTCTTTGATAGCACCCGTTGCATTAGGTATTACTCGTCTATTGTCTAGTTCCCGAGTGACTGATAAATCCGACCGGTCAGAATAAAAAAAAGCATCACCGGATTGATTGGGACAATTGAGTTACTGAGTTCATGTGTTTCCTCTGTTTCATTTGCCACAGGGACACCATAAACAATCTTGGTTTGTTGGTTAATAAACTCAATCACTGCTTCACGGAATTTCTTAATCAAATTAATATCATTTGCAGAAATGTCAATGAAGTCCATGATATCACTATGGCTAGTAATAATCGTAACGATGTTTTTACCTGGTTCACCATAGTCATTAGTGATAGTGATTTCTTTAATCAAATGACTATACTCACGCATTGATGTGGCAGTAATCTTACGAGCCAAGTATTCGGAACGAACATTTTCATCAGGAACCATAGCCAATGTTTCATTAATAGCTTCACGCAAGTAAACGTCCCATGCAGTACCATGTTCGACATAATTATCAACATTAGTAGGAGCAAAGGTAATTTCTACTTTCTTAGTTACTTGATGGCCATTTTGAATAACAGTACGTTCACTAATTGTGCGTTTGAATTCTTCAATCTCGTCTTTAGATTTCCAATCTCGACGATAAGATTCAATCTCTTCGACTGAATGCATAATGTTATCAGCATTGCCAAGATGCTGTTTTTGACGAATAGATAACTTAGAATTCAGTGGGAATGAAATATCGTTAAGATTAATGGTACCCATTACAGACTCAGTACGCCCTTCTTTACCCAGTACAAGACGACTATAGGTATAACCATCTGGATATTTAGTACATGCTAATGCCCATGCAATAGTAGGAATATCCATTGGATCAATCAAACTACGAAGCAATTCTGGTGTATAGTTTTTTACATTGATTCGTTCAATTTTCTTAATAAACAAATCAACCAGTTTATTACCGATAAACCAAGTAGTAGTACCGTAATTAGAGCCACCAATAGAACGACCTAGGTTAATCTTGGAAGTATCAATAGTAGTTTGTAAGTCTACCAGCTCATGTACCAGTGGAGCTGAAATAACAGCTACCAAGCCAGAATGTGGTAATACTACCTCGAAGAAGGTAGACAAACCTAATGAATCCATAATCGCTGCACGAGCGCGAATACCAGATACATTACCTGTTTCCAAACGCATCATTGAGCGGTGTGAAGTTACTTTCTTTTCAGAACCTTCACGTGTATATGCTGTAGAGATTTCTACTTTTTCATCATTAAGTGTTTTATTGACAAACTCTTCTTCACCAGAAATCAATTCCATACCTGTAGTAAGTTGATAGAGTTTAGTAGAACCCATATCGCCTTCTATAGAGTGTGGATTCTCTGTAACATAGCGGATGATATTTTCTTTAGAATCAGGTGGAATAGAGATAGAATCATTGAATTTCTCAAGGTCTTCACGTTTCTTAAAGTCCACTACTTTCTCATCTGAGTTACTCAAACTACGATTAGCAATTTCTACAGGAATTGGTTTAGAAGCTGGTTTCTTTGCTTCATTAAGTGAATTAGTAGGAACCCAGTGTTTCACACCTGATTTATCAATTGCACCTACACGGGATTGTACATTGTGAAGAATCTTAGCAGCAGATTTTTTCTTATCTTCTGCTGGTTTTGTCTCTTCAGTAGGTGTTTCGAAATCAATCTTAGCAATTTCTGGTGTATCTGCTTTAAGTGATTCAAACAGAGAAGGATCCATAATTCGAGATTCTTCGACTACGGGTTCTTTTTTAGAGTGGTTATCTGTTAACTCACCATTCTGAATCATTTCTTCAATAGTCATTGTATCAGCAATTACTTCTTCGCTTTCACGTCGTGCGTGTTCTGCAAGATTTTCTAATTTATCAATGTCAATTGTTTCATGTAACTTAACTTCGTTTTGGTCACTCATTTAATTTCCTTCTTTAACAGGTGCTGGCTGAGCAGCATTTAAATTAGGGTTTGTATATTTATACAATTCTTCAGAAATGAATTTCTTAATATCTTCTGGAGCTTCTTCTGGGTGTTGATGATAATAATTAATTACCATGGTAGTGTAGAAGTCACTAATGTGTTGTACTTCGGACAACAGTGTATTACGAATACGATTAGCACACACAACATAGCGTAATTTAATATCTGTAATCAATTCCAAAAAGAAAGCATCTTCTTGGTTTACTTCTTTCTTAACTGTATCGTCTTCATTCAGGTATTTAGAATAAAGTTTACGAATAGAGTTAAGCTCACGTTCCATATCGGACATATCAGATACAGTCATGTTTGCCAGTAATTTGAACTTATTGCGCTCTGGAAGAAAGGCAAGCATCTTTTCTTTATCTGGTGCACCGAAGGCTTCTAGTGCACGTTTAGGGGCCAGGATTTGTTCATACAGATGTTTATGGATTTCCACACAAGATTCAAATGTGGTATCCACCAGAGTTGAATATTCTTCTTGTGTCATCAAACCTTTCAAATCTTCAGGCATTTTACGAACACGTTCGATTGGTTTTAATTCACCATCGCGTGCTTTAACATAAGGTTTCTTAGGGTCAAGTAACAACACTTTCTCACGTAGGTGTTTATTGTTTGTTTTCAATCGCAAACGGTTACTACTGTATTTTTCACCATTGAATGAAGTTTTAATTTGCTGACCATTTTTTAAATTGAACGGGAGGATTACATCAGTCATTTTGATTTCCTTATTTAAATGAATCTAATAAGTCGATTAATGTATATTTACTAACATTCTTCGATTTATGTTATGAATTTAAAGATTATCACATATGTAGCTAGTCTTTAACTATTTACTAACTTTATTATAAGGTAGATTTATAATGGGTAATTTAATGTTAAATTACATTACCAGTACATGGGAAAAAGAAGATGTTGCCCTATATACTGATATAATGGAACTCGTAACAGGTGTACGAGATGATTATGGTGATAACATAGATTATATCATCCAAAACTGTAACGATGACGTTACAATGAGTCAATTAGACAATTTAATTAAAAGCTCTGTTCAAGGAATATTAATTGAATTATTAATGGAAATTGGTTTCTTTGTTTCTGAAGATTACTACTTAGATAACGAGATATTGTATAAGATTTATAAAGAAGCTATTGAGATTGAAGCTAATGAGCAATTAGATTTCTCCCTCTCTATTTTAGAATCAGATAGGGATATTATTGTAACATTCTACGAATTACTTAATGTAGTAGGTTCTTTAGACATTGATGAATCTGATTTCAATAATCACATTGTTAAGATACTACCAATGACTAAAGAGAAGTTGGTTAACTATTTACGAAATAAAAAAGAAACACAAGCAGTAGAGCCTAAAGACTTAACTAAAATAGCTTTACGTGTTAAAGAGTTTTGTAAAGCAGTTAATGATGAATCATTCATGGTGATTGATTTAATTAGAAGTGGAGTTAATCTAGGTTTACCATTTCGTAGTTATTTAAATATCTATTCTACTACTCTATTTGACTTAGATTTAAAAGAACAGTGTTATAACTTATATCTGTTTGCATTAATTAGTGAAGATGGTACAGACGAACCTGCTGAGTGTGTAGAGGATAATATTGGTGATTATGTATTTGATTACAGTGTTACTGATACTATATTAAGAGCAGTACGTGAAATTCAAGTAAAAACAAGGACTATTTAAAAATGAAAGAAATGAATAAATATAGTTATTTCCTCATGGGTTTAAAAAACAGATGGTTCTTAGATTCATATTGGATTAAGAGTTGTTTCTCTGTATTTAAAACCAAAGATGAGACTCCTTATTTAGTTAAAACAAATGAGAAAGGTTTTTACTTTATACAGGACAATGAAGAAGTATTGATTACTGGTAGTAAAGATATCACTAAACCATTACTTAGAGTAGGTGAGATGATTACCGTACCAATGGGTACATTTCCTGGTCAAAAAGAAGAAATTAAAACTTCTTGTGGCATACTGTTTCAAAACTATTTAATGGTTATTGACCCATTTAATGGTAAAGTACCATTTATCAATAAACGTTTCTTCCCTAATGATGTAGAGAAATACTTTCTATATAAATGGGAACGTTCACGTGACGATATTACTGAAGATAAACCAGAAAAACCAGATGAAGTATTTACCGAAGAGTTTTTGAAATATACTGAGAATACTCTACACTTAGTAAACTATACACAGACATTCGTACCTTCTATTACTGAGAAGTCTTTAACTACTAACCCATTGTTAGAGAAACGTAGAAAAGAACTCTATGCTGAATATGGCGATAGATTAAATGACCCAGTAATTGCTGCTAAAGTAGATGCTGAATTAGTGGCTATTGATAAAGAATTCATGAAAGGTGATGACTCCATGGGTTTCTTAATCAGTGGTAAAGCATTTAACAATACACGTAAACGTTTGAACAATAACTTTGGTACACCGTCTACTTTAGATGATAAACCAGGTGAATTCGTTACACGTAGTTTAAAAGAAGGTGTGGATTATAAAAACCTATCTGTCTATGTAAATGATGCGTATAATGGTTCTATTGGTCGTGGTCTAGAAACACAAGAAGGTGGTGTATTGGTTAAAGATGCATTACGTTCTGCTGCTAACTTAAAAGTAGAAGGTGATGACTGTGGTAGTACGCATGGTATACTGTATAAACTACCAGACAACGTTGATAAATGTCTTAAATATATTGGTTATTGGTATATTGTTAAAGGTGTTTCTTACAAGATTACTAATGAAAATATCAATGATTTAGCTGGTAAGTATTTATTGTTTAGGGCACCTAGTATGTGTACTTCTAAGAACAATAGTTACTGTAGAAAATGTGTAGGTCCAAACATTTCGAATTATGAAAATGGTATTGCTACGGTTAACTCTAGCTTAGGTAGTGTCATTATGAATCTTTCAATGAAGGCTATGCACTCAAAGGTTGTATCTACAACAAAATGGAGGAATTCCTTATTATCTTGATTTTATTAGAGTGTGTCGAAAGATGCACTCTAATATATTCTGTAATATATTTTATTTTATTTCAAACCTATACTACTAAATTGAAAGAGAAGAGTAATCTTCTAATAACTATTTTATTTTAATTAAATAACGGAGTATTACCATGGCTATTATTAGTTTTCACTATAGTGATGATGTTATTAGTGATCTTGAACACCGTATTAAATACAATGAGAAGTTACTTTCTCAAGCACTCGCATTCCGAGAGGAATGTGTGGTTAAAGGATTAGTTACATTAATCCCTGATTGTGAGAAGAAGATTTATAATCTTCGTGAAAATCTTGCGGGTCTCAGTGAGCAAATGGTTCAGGTAATTGAATCGTTATAAAGATAACGCTACAGTAGACAGATATCTGTCTACTGTAGTATTTATCCTAATACAATATATATTTTTTTTTCTTTAAATATCTTAGTTAAGTACTCTCTAACCAATCTATTATACTTAATTGGATTACTGGATTTATGTGTAGTTTGTCCTTTAACACTAATCCAAGAATCAATGGAGTTTGTAATAAATGTTTCTACAGACTCTTCTATATTTTTTAATTCTAATCCACCTAGTTCAGAATCCTTTACGTAAATAGTAGGATTGTATTTAGAATGTACATCGAAATAGATAAAATCTTTATCTTTAGATAAACAATACTTAGTAATATTTAAATTAGCATGTTTTCTATTTAACCAATCAACGATTAATTCATGGTCAGAAACACTTTCTTGTTGTTCCCATACCCATTTAGGTACTTCTAGTTTATTTTTGTAAATAGTTAAACTAAGGAGAGATTGAGTCATTTTATTTCCTCATTGCGCTAAAAACAATATATATCAGTGCTAAAACTGCAATTAGACTAATGACAATTGTCATTAGTTGATCTGCTGTAGTCATTTTACTTTCCCAATAAAAAATAAAAAATGTATATTAATACTAAAACCATTAGGAACTTAATCCCATAGTATACGTCATTACCTACTTTACTTTTAAAAGCTACTCTTTTGTCTTTTAAGTATTCTAAAGTAGGTGCTACTGTTACTACTACTGTTTCTATACCAGAATAGAGTTTACGAATAACCTTTTTAAATAGTTTCTTATAATCCATTTTATTTTACCCAGCAAAAAGCATAAGTAACTAGATAGGACACATTATAGTGTCCTATCTAATATACTCTATTGAATTGGTCCGCGAGGTGGGAATCGAACCCACACGACCATTACAGTCTTCGGATTTTAAGTCCGATATGTCTACCTCATTCCATCACTCGCGGAAAAATCGGTTTAAACTAGTTTCATCACCGAAAGTTTTGTCATACACTAGTACTTTACCTATTCATTACATTTTAAAGCAGTACCGTACGTCAGAATAGGAATTGAGTACGAGTACTTCTATTTGGTGGAGGGAGTAGGATTTGAACCTACGAACCTTTCGGGGCGGATTTACAGTCCGCTGGATTTAACCACTCTCCAATCCCTCCAGTTAATTTAATAACCCCATCCTTCAATATAAATAATAGAATTCATGGTATTATCTCCTAATTGGGAGTACTCTTACAGGATTTACCTGCATCTATCACCATAAGTTACTATTATAAGTTACGTTTGTCCGAAAGCATTGATACGAGTAGGATTGAAGTAAGAGATGTGCTTTTACGTAACTTAGGTGTAACTTTTAGGTAATCGTTTTATTTTAAACTAAAGAGTACATTGACTGGCGCACCTAGAAAGAATCGAACTTTTCTCTCAGAATTTAGAAGATTCTTGTGCTATACATTACACTATAGGTGCTAATAACTGGTGCGTGAGGAGAGACTCGAACTCTCACTCCTTTCGGAACAGGCATCTAAAGCCTGCATGGCTACCCATTACATCACTCACGCTCATTTTCATATATAGAGAAGATATAGAAAATATTATTTAGTTTTTAAGAATACCTCTTCAACATATATTCTAGATTTTTTCAGATATATATTACTAAATTGAAAGAGAAGAGTAATCTTCTTATTTAACTATTCTATTAAACTTATATAAAGGAAATTACTATGTTGACTTTTGCTCAAAAATCAAATTGGATTGTGAATAACCAAAGCCGTATCGCAAAAGCAGAAAAAGCGATTAAATCTTTGGAAGAAACTATCGCTAAAACTAAAGCTCACAAAGCTTGTGTGGAATATAACTTCCATCGTGAATTAGGTTTATTCAGTGGTACTCCTGCTGAATACAATCAATTCTTTTCTAAACACGAAAACGATATCGCTGATATCGATAACACTATCGAATCTGACGAACGTAAAGTTCGCCGTATGAAATCTGTTGCACAAAAATTATGTGCACATGAAAAGGTAATCTTCGCTCTGCCACACACTTGGTAAGGTGAAGATAAAAAGAAATCCCTTAATCGGGATTTCTTTTTTTTCTTTTTATTTCTTTTCTTCAAACGATTTCCAAATCCCGATAGATGTTGCAATCATCATCATCTTGTCAGAACCTATTACAGTATCATCTAACTTCCAACCTAATCTAATTCTAAGGCATTTATCCTTTTTAAATGGATAACGATAGATTAAGTAGAATTCCCAAACACCATTCTCATTATACTGGAATAATACACCTTCACAACCCTGGTCTGAGGTATCTGGATTACCATGGTTAATTAAACATTTACCAATTGGTCTACCTAAGTAATAATAGTCAAACCAATAGCCTTTATTGCGCCATAACCATGCTGTACGACGTTTAAACTTAATAAGAGTAGTATCACCAGGCCATCTCTCTAAATGCCACTGGTCTCCGTCTATGGGGTTATCATGCGTTAACCAAGGTGTAAATACTTTAGGTACATTCCCTTCTTTATTAGTTAAACTAAATAAAGCAATAATAGGTCCTAATGGATAAGAGAGTAAACTTACTACTGTAGAAATAATAAACAAAGGAATAAAAAGAATAAGATTCTTAATGAGTTTAAAATAAATATGGTTCATCTTTTGTCTTTCTTAACTGTTAATGAATAGTGATAATAATCATACAATTTAAAAAAGAAGCATAAGGAAATACTACTCTCTACTCCTATTTTGGAGTAGAGAGTAATACTTAAGAATAGGGGTGAAACAAAACCACCGAGTTACCAGCCTCTAGGAAATGAAAGGATATACACTACTACCCTAAATAACCTTTAGTAGAGGATTTGAACTAACTTTAGTCTTTCAACTTTCTATCTTTAATTCGTATAAATAATCTTTAAGCTTTAGTATCTTTCGAACTTTAAACTTTTAGCTTTTATCAATCGGCTATGGGCAGTATATAGTTACCCAAATATGTATATTTCCTTAGGGAGAGTCGAACTCCCGACTTTCTGGATATTGGCCAGACGCTCTATCCACTGAGCTATAAGGGATCGTATGCTAATTGATTGTAAGCATTTAGATTATTCCGAATCTAAGACGGAGTGTATTGGATTTATCATTATTCGATAACCAATGGTTTTGTTTCTTTAAAACAAAGCAAATATTTCTAAAATCTATCTTTTTAAAGACAAGAAAGAAGAATAGAAAAATCGAACTAAAAACCATACTTCTTTCATATAAAGAACTACTTCTAAATTTTATTTCAAATTCAAAAGTAGCTCCTTATTCTTTACAGAATACTAATCGATTAGATTAGAATTCAATCATGGTAGTGGCATTAGATTCAGACAAAACGTAGTCTACTTCTTCAATGAAAGTATCAATACGTTTACGTTCTGCTTCAATGAATTCACTTACATCTTTAATACCAGATACTTTAATTTCAACAAGAGCTGCTTTCAGACGACGCTCTTCTTCAGTCAGTACTGTATTCATGTAGTCTTCATTAACATCTTGACCTTGTGAACTTTTAATAAAGTTTTCACGTACAGCAGCAAACTTATTGTCTGCATTGATTTTACTTTGTTCTACACGAGAATCGGCAGTACGATTTTCACGAGCAATCTTTTCTAAGAAGTTACTACGATAAACAATAGTGTTTTTGTATACCAGAGCGTCAGCTACAGACAATTCATCACCACCAATAGTGACTTTAGTTATTTCGTTAGATTTACGCACTGCTGCTTTAATACGATTCAATTCAGCAAACAAGTCATTGAATTGGTCGAAGTTAGATTTGGTTTTATTCAGAACTTCTTTGTAAGTATCTGTTACGTTATCTACTTCACGTTTAGCTAAAGTAGTCACAAATTCTTTATCTACCAATTGATTCAATTGTTTCTCAATGGTTTTAACACGAGTAAGGGCACGGGTAATAGACATTGTAGTCATTTTGATTTCCTTTTTAAGCTTTAAAAAATAAAAGAGAGAAAATGATGGGTTACATTTCATCTATTAGGTATTACTAAAACTATTTTGTTTTAGCGTGTGTAATACCTGTCTGGTCTTGGTATACACCATTGTATCCTACATTGTCATCACTAGGAATATGTCTTGAGAAATAGATAGTACCAATGCCTTCATTAGCATATACACGCATGTGGATATTGGTTTGATTATAAATCTCTAATACTAATTGTCCCGACCAACCTGACTTCAGTGTAGTAGGTGCCATATTCATGCCTACACGAGCATAAGAGGACTTACAGTAAAGAACACCACTGATGTCATTAGGGATATTGAATCGCTCAACAGTGTGTGCCAATACCATGGTTTTAGGTGGGATTAGAAAATAGACTGTACCATCTCTTTCTCGAATAGGTTCAATGAAAAGACGAGTTAACTCTTTTTGTTCACTCAAGTCTTTCTTGATATCCAATACCGCATGAGCATGATTATCCTTATTAGGATTAATACTGGCTGTAGGAACAACCAATTCCAATGGTGTTTCAGCAATACGAACATCGTAACAATTTTCTGCTAGTCCGTAAGAAGCAACAATACGGCCCCCTACCATACTTACTTTTTTATTAACAAAATCAGTAATCACTGGAAAATCAGCATAAGCCAATGCTTTAATCTCGTTACTATTCAAATACATTTATCTTTTCCTTTTTAAGTATACGTTAAGAGTATAAGTATTCTGTTAAAATATTACCTAGTAGATTACGACATTTAATCTCTATATTACTTACATCGTAACTTAATTCAGACATATCCAAATCAACACCTAGTAGTCTAGGAAATTCATATCCACAATAATAGATTTGGTTGACTCTTTGTCTTTTTAATTCTTCGATTTGTTCTTTAAACTTCTCATCTTGATTATAACGAGAAGCAATACCTGTTTTTACGACATAAGAAACAATATCAAATAGTTTTTTACCACTAGGTAAGATGTTAGTACGTTTAGTAGTAATATACTCTATCAAATCTTTTTTAGTTGATTCAATAAAACCACTATGGTCTTTTGGTCTTACTGTATCACTCATCAGATTAAAATCCACATAATCGTAAATGGCTTCGAGTATATTGTTATACTGCTTTAACTCACCTGTAGGAGAGTCTATAAACACAGGCCTATTACCTACAATACCTAATGGACTAGAACCTTTAAACCAATAAGCATTGCCGTGAACCTTATCTTCTGTAAACATCGCATTAAATCGATTAGGGCACTTATTAGAATCAATACAGAATGTAAACAATACACGAGTATTAAACAACTCTTTTTCTATCTTTTCCTGAAAATCTAACCAAGATTCTTCCGTTGAGAAATATTGAACCACAGGTATTCTTAATTCGTCAATACAATGTCCAATACCATTGTCTTCAAAATAACCTTTTTCAAACTTCTTTAAAGCATGAATAAACACATCCATGTTAAATTCAAATGGCTTATCGAGAATAGCATAAGGGACACTTACTAAGTTCACATTCTCGGTACTAAAACACCAATAACCATTTTCACTAAAGTAATCATCTTCTAGTTCTTTAAACATGTTATACCAAAGCGGATACGTTTCTTTAAAGACTTCTGTAACTCTTACTGAATCCTCATCAGGTAATCCTTCGTAACATACAGGTACTGCTAAGTTTGTTAAACTAATATCACAATCGAATAAACTTCGTTCTATAAATCGAACAGACATCTCAATCTACCTTTTTAAGCTATATTTTCATTGATATTCAAAAGTACATAAAAAATACACTATACTCAGGTATTCGCCTGAGTATAGTGTTTATAAAAATCAACAACTTTAGGATTAACAAAGAGAAATAAATACTCATTCAATACTTTACTAAGCACGTTTTATCCCATTATAAGTTTTCAGAAACATTTTCCACATAACGTGCATTACAAACAACTAAGTTATTATTCTCAAGACCAGTATTTACAAGGTTCTTAACCTGAGCTATATTAACCACAAAAAGGACACTGATTCAATTTGTTTTGCATCCTTGTGGTTTAAACCCTAATCACCTTATAACGAGCCTTATCCAAATAATAGCTTAATCGTTATCTTTACGTTTAGGTTAGTAAAAGTATTAAACTTTCAATAGATTTCATAGGAAGTGGTTTTTCGATTTCATTACTTAGTTTTTAGTTTACATTGTTCAAAATTATATTTCAGCATATATATAGACTTATAAAAAAACTTAAAAGTGCGCGAAACACACTTGGGGTAGCGCGAGACCAGAGCGCCACCTGTCATGGTGGATACCAGACTTGTTGAATCTTGTTGTTCATTAAGCGAACGCTTGTTGGATTTATCCTTATCCTTATTTCTCTATCCCTATTTGTTGCTTCTGCAACCATCTTCTAAGTACGAATAACACTATCCTCTTTATCGCCTCTTTAGGCGTATGCTAAAGAGGATAGGGTTAAGAGGATTAGAAGATATTTAAAAACCCATACTCACTCACGGATACTAACGTCGTAGACAGAATAATGGATACTACCACTTGTAATCCATTTATTCGAGTGAGTGAGTATAGGAATAGTTGAATAACTCAATAAAGCAAATCCCACTACGGATACTAGTGCCACAGGCGAATAGAGGTATACCTTCTTGGATATACCATCTATTCGAGTAGTGGGATTTGTGTAAGGGTTGAAAACTTTTTACAAATAGTCTTTGGTTTATCCAAAGACGTTAGTAACGTGCGTTGCTTCATTTGTCTTTTATTCCCTTTTATACTCTCTTGTTTAAGCAACGTAGTTACGAGAGAAAGCTTCGCTTTCTCTCTATTTGTTTTTTTAGTTTTTATTTATTTTTATTTTTTTTTTCTTTCTTTTTAGACTAG